TCCATCATAAGTATTTCAAGATCTTTACGCATGAGCGTCTGCTGCTTCGTAAGCAAGAGGCAGAACTCAAGCAACTGAAGCTCGAGAAGCTGGAGTTCTACACTCTCGGACCGACAGAAGAGTCCCATGAAAAAGGCTGGCGCTTGCCACCACAGGGCAAAATACTGAAATCTGAGGTGAATAACTATATAGAAGCAGACAAGGATATGGTGAATCTATCGCTCAAGCTGGGTATTCAGCATGAGAAGATCGATCTCCTTGAATCCATCATCAAGTCTCTCACTGCCCGTGGTTTTAATATCAAGGCTGCGATCGAGTGGGAGCGATTTAAAGTAGGTATTTAATGAGCTCGGTGCATCTTAAATTTATCAATAATGTCCACGTCAAAGTGGAGGCAGAACCATCGACTATCATGGAATTGGCAGACGAGTTCACGTTCTATGCAGAGAACTATAAGTTCCATCCAAAGTATCGAACGAGAATGTGGGACGGCAAGATTCGTCTCATTAACAATCTGACTGGATATGTATACTCGGGTTTAGCAAGGCATATCAAGAAATTTTGCGATGCTCGAAACTATACGTTTTCGTTTGACGAAGAATTATATTATGACGGCGTATCTGAGCATGAACTAAGAGAGTTCATAAATACTCTTGGAATTCCTGAAAAATATGCCATCAGAGATTATCAGTTTGATTCGATCTTAAAGTGCATTCGATCCAATCGAAGAACATTGGTATCGCCGACTTCTTCTGGTAAATCTTTGATGATCTATATTCTGATGAGATGGTATCAGAAGCATAAGGCTTTGATCATCGTTCCCACCATCGGCCTCGTGAATCAGATGGAGAGTGACTTTCGAGATTATGGTTATACTGGCGATGTTCATATGTCCACTCAAGGTTTGAGTAAGTCGAATAATATTGAATGCGATATGGTCATTACCACATGGCAGTCACTCAATAATGGTAAGAACAAGATGCCAAAACCTTGGTATCAACAATTTGGAGTCGTATTCGGAGATGAAGCCCATGGAGCAAAAGCGACTTCGCTTATACAAATTCTTAGCAGTCTTACTGATTGTAAGTATCGTTTTGGTACTACCGGCACGCTCGATGGTACACCTCTTAATGAAACAACAATCGAAGGTCTCTTCGGTCCAAAGTACAAAGCAGTTACCACAAAAGAGCTTATGGATCAAGGATACGTATCCAAACTCAAGATCAAGTGTATCGTCCTTAAGTATGATGAACAGACAAGCAAAGAGCTCAAAGGAAAAACATATCAAGAAGAAATCGATTTCCTCATTGGCAGTGAAGCTCGGAATAAATTCATCCGCAATCTCGGACTCTCTTTAAAAGGTAATAAGCTTGTTTTCTTTCGAATTGTCGATCATGGTAAAACACTCTATGATCTCATCACAAGAAGTACTAATCATAATGTTTTTTACATCGATGGTTCTGTTAGTGGTGATATGCGAGAGTCTATACGAAAGGCTATCGAAGAAGAAGAAAACGCCATCCTCCTCGCTTCTCTAGGAACGACATCGACTGGAGTGAGTATCAATCGACTACATCATATGATCGCAGCTTCTCCATCGAAGTCGAAGATCAAGGTTCTTCAGTCAATTGGTCGTATGCTTCGTCAGCATGAATCGAAAGAGCATGCAGTCTTGTATGATATCGTCGACGATCTCTCCTATAAATCCCATCAAAACTTTACGCTCAGACACTTTCTCGAAAGAACGAAGATCTATGATGCTGAGCAGTTTGACTACGAAATTTACAATGTGAAGGTTTAATTATGTTGAAAGTAATACATCTCATCAGCTGCGATACTCTTATCGGAGAGGTTGAAGAAAACGAAGACGAATATATTATTACACATCCATTCCTCATGGAAATTGTCGACGACTCAGATCAAGGTTCTGGTGTTCGTATGGATTATTTGTTAGCATTTTCGAAAGATAACTGTGTACATATAAAGAAAAATGTTGTATTGTATAACTATAATCCTTCAGATAGGATGGAAGAGTATTATGGTCGACTCGTCGAATTCACGGCTAAACGTGACAATGATGTCATTCTAAAGCAAACCCTCGAGAGTATGGATGAGATGGATAGCAGATTGAAATCTCTTCTAACACGAAGACTCGTAGGGAAAAGTACAGTAAATTGAGAAAGTCTAAATGATGATTAAAAAGAAACCGACTACCCACTATATCGACAACAAGTTGTTTTATACCGAGATGGTCAAGTTTTGGAACTCGTGTCAAGAAGCCAAGAAGAACGGCGATCCTCGGCCTCCGATTCCAGAATATGTGGGTAAGTGCATCATGCTGATCGCACAGCGGTTGTCAACACGACCTAACTTTATCGGATACTCGTATCGAGAAGAAATGGTCGGTGATGGTATTGAAAACTGTCTGACTTACATTCATAATTTTAACCCAGAAAAATCTACCAATCCATTTGCGTACTTTACACAGATCATTTACTATGCATTCCTACGTAGAATTCAGAAAGAAAAGAAGCACACATACATCAAGCACAAAGCTTTTGAGAATAGCATGATCATGAACACTCTCGTAGATATGGCTCCTGAAGATCGAGCACATTACAGTGCAGCCTTTATCAATGTATCAGAAAAGCTTGGCGAATTAGTAGAGAAGTTTGAAGCAAAGAAACCACCAAAGCCCGTAGAAAAGAAGGGCGTAGAGAAGTTTATCGAGGACGAAGAAGATGAAGGATAATATTCCAACACTCATTGAGCAAATCAGAGAAAATATGTTGAATGAAAAAACACCTGAACACATTCGGTATAATTACATGATTTCAATGGAAGCCATTCGTGACTATGCAGACAAAGCATTACGTGAATATCAAAGTAACAAGAAGAAGATCTTTAAATGAAAATTGCTTTAATTACTGACACCCATTGGGGTGCTCGTGGAGATTCTGCGGCTTTCGCAGAGTATTTTAATAGGTTTTATTATGACTACTTTTTCCCGTATCTTGCTGAACATGGTATTAATCGTATATTTCATCTTGGGGATATTGTTGATAGGCGTAAGTATATCAATTTTGTCACCGCCAGACATCTACGAAGATTCGTCGAGCACTGTGACAGTTCCGGAATACGTCTAGACGTCATCATTGGTAACCATGATACTTCGTTCAAGAACACGAACGAGGTCAACTCTATGAGGGAGCTCTTCGAGCATTCAACTTATGATATCCACTATTATTCTGATCCTACTGCTGTTGACATTGATGGCACCGAAATCGCAGTCCTCCCATGGATCTGCTCAGGCAACTATGAAGAGTCAATGCAATTCATCAACAACACTCAATCGCAGATCCTTTTTGGGCATCTCGAACTCGCAGGGTTCGAAATGTATAAAGGAGCAGTAAATGATCATGGATTTAGCGCTAGCCTTTTTGATAAGTTTGATGTCGTGTGCAGTGGCCATTTCCATCATAAATCCACGCGGGGTAATATCAATTATCTCGGCGCACCCTACGAAATGTCTTGGTCTGATTACGATGATCCAAGGGGCTTTCATATATTTGACACGGACACTCGTGAGCTGACATTCGTACAAAACCCGTACAAGATGTTTCAGAAGTGGTTCTATGATGATGCCAAATGGCCTAACTTCGATTGGATCAATGGCTTCGACTTCGATGCTGTCAAAGGTAACTACGTCAAGGTCATTGTGAAGAACAAGAACAACCCGTTCTGGTTCGATACATATATCGATAGGTTAGAAAAGGCGGGTGCTCTTGATATTCAGGTGGTCGAAGACAATCTCAATCTTCAGCTGGAAGATGACAGCGACATTGTTAATGAAGCGGAAGACACGCTCACAATCCTTACCAAAGTAGTCGACCAATGGGATACTCCAGTGGATAAAAAAAGATTGTACAATTTCTTAACAACGTTGTATGGTGAAGCTTTAAGTGTGGAGTAATCATGATTTATTTTAGTAAACTCCGTTGGCAGAATCTTCTGTCGACTGGAAATCAAATGACTGAAGTCCAATTGGATCGCAGCAAATCTACACTCATTCTCGGTGAAAATGGCGCAGGCAAGTCGACGATCTTGGATGCGCTGTCTTATGTCTTGTATGGTAAAGCTTTCCGTAATATCAATAAGCCACAGCTTGTCAATTCAATGACAAATAAGAACCTTTTAGTTGAATGTGAGTTCCTAGTAGGAAAAAACTCGTTTCTTGTAAAAAGAGGTATGCGACCTAACCTGTTCGAGATCTATCAAAATGGTGTACTATTAAATCAAAATAGTTCAAATAAAGATTATCAAGATCACTTCGAGAAGCAGATATTGAAATTAAGTTTCAAATCTTTCAGCCAGATCGTAGTATTGGGCTCTGCAAACTATTTGCCCTTTATGCAGCTCCCAGCTCATGGGCGAAGAGAAGTCATCGAAGATCTTCTGGATATACAAATCTTCAGCACGATGAATACACTTCTCAAAGAAAAGATCATCGAGAATCGTAATGAACTCCATGAGTCTGATCATAAGATCAATCTCGTCGAGAACAAGATCGAGCTGGCAGAGAAGCATATCGTATCTCTTCGTACGAACAATGACGAGCTGATCAAAGCCAAGCAAGGTATGATCGACGAGCTCGAAGATCGTGTAGCAGAAACTGAAGCTACTATTCAAGTCGTGGCTGATAACATCTTGTCTTTGAGCGTAGAGATCGAGGATCATGACAAGGTATCCAAGCGTAAGCTGAAGCTACGTCAGATGGAGACCGATCTCGAAACCAAGATTCGTAAATTTAAGAAAGAAATCTCGTTCTTCCACGACCATGATAACTGCCCGACATGCCGCCAAGGTATCGATCATGATTTCAAAGAAGAATGGATTAGCAATCGTACGAACAAGACGAGTGAGATCGAAGGTGCAATGGCCGAGATCGAGAAGCAGATGGAAAACATCGAGACTCGATTGAGCGAGATCGCTGTTATCAATACACAGATCACTTCTTACAATACACAGATCACTGGCCATAATGCAGACATTCGTTCGTGGCAAAACTCGATCAAGACTCTGAACGCAGAGATCGAATCGATCAAGAATAATACACTTGCTATTGATACAAGCACTGATGATGTCGATGCATTCAAGAACGATCTCAAGAATATCAAAGCTCGTAAAGAAGAACTAACACACCATCGTTCAGTTCTTGAAGTTGCTGGCGTTCTACTCAAAGATACGGGCATCAAGACAAAAATCATCAAGCAGTATGTTCCAGTCATGAACAAACTGATCAACAAGTATCTCGCAGCCATGGACTTCTTTGTCCAGTTCGAATTGGACGAAAACTTTAATGAAACTATTAAGTCGCGTCACAGAGACGATTTCAGCTATGCCTCTTTCTCCGAGGGAGAAAAGATGCGCATTGATCTTAGCCTTATGTTTACCTGGCGGGCTATTGCTAAGCTCCGCAATTCTGCTTCGACCAACCTTCTCCTCATGGATGAAGTCTTCGACTCGTCGCTCGACGTCGGAGGAACAGAAGAATTCATGAAGATCCTCGATGGCCTTACACAAGATACAAACACGTTTGTGATTAGCCATAAAGGTGATCAGCTCTATGATAAGTTCCATAGCGTAATCAAGTTCGAGAAGCACAAGAACTTTAGTAGGATCGCGGCATGAACCAGTGGGTTGAAGAGAAAGACGGCAAACAATACTGGTATCAACAGTACTCAAAAGCCGAGATGGAACTGCTGAAAAAGTATCATGTAGCCATCAGTAGAATGACAAAACTCAATTTTGATAGGATTATAAAATGATCAAAGAAATCTTATTACATACAGATCCTATTCTGAAGGAAGAGATGCCGAAGTTTGACTTCGATGATCCGATCGTCAATCCTGTAGAACTCTACAACGATCTTGCCGAGACGATGATCGATGCTGAAGGCATGGGACTCTCGGCCAATCAGATTGGTGTACGTACTCGTATGTTCGTGATGAGAGCAGAGAACGTGATCGGTGTTATCAATCCAAAGATCATCGACGTATCATCAGAGATGGTAACACTCGAAGAAGGATGCTTGTCGTATCCTAATCTCTTCGTCAAGATCAAGCGACCGAAGTTTATCAAGGTTCGCTTCACGCATCCTGATGGTACGACTGAAACGAAGAAGTTTGACGGTATCACTGCTCGTGTATTCCAACATGAGCTCGACCACTTGAATGGAATCCAGCATACCAAGCGAGCGAATACATATCATATGGAACAAGCTAAAAAGCTGGCAGCAAAAATAAACAGAAAAAACGGTGTACTTAAACCGAAAAATGAGTTATCTTTAGAAGTACAACAAATGATGGATTGGTTAAAAGCATGAGTGAAGATTGGGTAAGAGACATTAATGGTATGCATCGTTATTACGGTGTTAATGAGAAGGTTCAGGACTTTGATGCCGATAAGCTAAAGCAGTTCCTTCGGTTTCGCATGTCATTCCTCGAAGAAGAGCTGACCGAAACAAAGAACGCAGTTCGCGACAACGACGCCGAGGAAATCGTCGACGGTCTGATCGATCTGTGTGTCGTGGCCATTGGTACTCTCGATTCGATGGGTATCGATTCGTATGAGGCATGGAATAGGGTACTTCGTGCCAATCTCCAAAAAGAGGTTGGAGTCAAACCAGAACGGCCGAATCCTCTCGGTCTTCCAGATCTGATCAAGCCAGCTGGTTGGAAGGCTCCGAGCCATGCTAACAACCATGGATTGCTGACAAAACTCAAAAAATAGTTTTGTTTCGAAAAAAAGCATGTACAATTAATGAAATTCTTGATAAGGTGGACCTATAATCAAGAAGGAAATAATTATGACTGCTTTTACCAAACAAAATTTAGTTATCAGTGGCGATTATGTTTTTTACCAGCCTCACGCTGACAACTACTGGGAAGACCGCAAGTTTGTCGCTCGCTTCAAACACCGCGGGCCAGTTACCAAATCTAAGTTCATCAAGACTCTGATCAACCACTACTCGGTAGAAGCCTATTTCAACCGTCTGGCTGGCGCTTACAACGCTCAAGGCGAAGCACCGCTGCAGATCCTTATGAATGACAACATTCTGATCTTCGATAGCGAAAATCGCAAGTTCATCCTTGACGGAAAGGTTCTGTAATGGCTAAGCGTCGTACTGAAGAACAAAAGTATGAAGCGTACGGGCTTTTGGCCAACGCGGCTATTTCTCTTTACGAGGGCTCTAAAAACTGCCCAAAACAACGAGCGTTTAATATACGTCAAGTTTGCAACGGGCTATATGATACACCCAGCACCCACACTGGACTTGTTTCTGAAAAAGGACAACATCTTAGAAAATCCGATCTAGTAGAGGAACATTTTTACCCTCGAACTCCCAGCGCCCATAAGATGTTTGAGATGCTTGACGCTGGAGCCACTAAAGAAGATCTGATTGAATATATCAAAATGGTATGTCAAGTCCATCTCGTAACAAAAGATGAAAATAGTGATCTCAGACCATTTCAAAAACTTGGTTCTGGTTACGACACATGGGAAGAACAGTATGCTGCCGCAAAAATCAAGTTGGTTCCTTATATTCGAAAAAAGCGACGAAGAGATTTAAAAATATATGTACAATTAACTGAAACTGTGGTAGGTTTATATAATGAATAAAAATGAACAACTCGGCGTTCTCAACGTCCTCGACAAGCTTTCTCTCAATGAAGCTAAATCTAAAGCGCTAGAAATTATTTCTACGTTTCCAACAAAAAATGTCCGTCAGATTGCATCAGTCAATCGACTGAAATATGATATCGAAACATCCAATACTTCGAAATATGTTTGTGAGTCGATGTGGCGTTCTTATCTGGCTTCTCAGGGTCTGCGAGTGACTGATTCATCCTGGGACAAACATTATAAGAGTATTTGATTATGAGCACTCGCACCAAACTTCTTGTAGGAACATACAAGACGACCACCACTCAAAAGTTTATAGATCATCGAGATCGTAGAGCACCAGAATATACTCAAGGTATATTTGGGGCAGACTGCGAATTGCCTGAGCATCATCAGTGTGAGATCGATCCGAAACAGACTCTTCATGAAGGTGCCGCTTTCGACACAACCCACGAAGATTTAGAAAGTCTAGACTATAAATTGTATTCGCAAGAAGGCGTTCATCTTAGCCCGTGGATTCAAAAGCAGATCTCCGCTGGCTTAATCAAACATCTTGTGATTTGGAAGTGGAAAAATGGCTATAAAGAGTTGTACTTAAATCAAGAAGTAGAGTATATTATACTCGGCGTAGTTGATGCTAAGCTCGCTTTAGAACAAGTAAAGCGTAACGGAAATAATCGTTTTGATTTCAATAAAATTCAAAAGGTAGAAGAATATGTCTAAAGAACGTGAATCAATTAAAGTCCTCCAAGAGTGTGCTGAAATCCAACTGAAGAAGTCGAAAGACTATCAGAACGAAGCATCACGCATTCGTCAAGCTGACTACTATCCTCGCGGTGTAGCAACCATTACTGATCTCATCTATGCTAAGACTCTGCGTATGCAGTCCGTCATCGAAGCCATGGAAAAAGATCCTACATATACGCCGAACTTCGAATCCATTGTAGACTCTGCAATGGATCTGATCAACTATGCATCGTTCGTAGTGGCTTATTCTCGTGGTAAGATGGACGGTCAAGATCCTAAGCGTGACTTCCTCAATCGACCTATCAAGATCGATGGCGCTAGCGTTGGAGGTAATCTAAATGACTAAGTGGCAATATTCATATAAGAACCAACAATTTGGCATTTATCCGAAAGGAACTAAAGTCAAGTCTTTCGGTGGCGGTTCAACTATTAAAAACCAAATTCAATGTGGTGTATGGACTCTCCGAGCTAATGTATCTGATTATATTCCTAATGGAAAACAGCACCCACAGCGTACAGTAAAAACAGGCAAAAACCCTGACGAGCTTTATGAGTTGATGATTAAAATCATTGATAAACTTGCTCCTAATGAAATCGGCAAAGTTAACTCTATTATGAATGCAAAGAAGACTGCTAATGCTGAAGGTTGAAGACATTCGTCAGCACTTCATCGGTGAATTGATGGACAGCAACTTTGTCATTGACAAGACTGGTGTCAAGACCATCGAGATGATCGGTGCCACATTCGAAGCTGATGAGCCAACCATCTTCGGTGAAGTCAATGATGAGTACGTAGAGCGTGAGCTCGAATGGTATAGGTCGATGTCTTTGTTTGTTGAAGATATTCCTGGAAAGACTCCGGCTATTTGGCAACAAGTCGCCTCGAAGCATGGCAAGATCAACTCAAATTATGGTTGGGCAATTTGGCATTCAAAAAACTACTGTCAGTATGAAAATGTCCTCCACGAGCTCATGAACTTTCCGAATAGTCGCCGAGCAGTTATGATTTATACTCGTCCTTCAATGTGGGATGATTACAACGAAAATGGTATGTCCGACTTCATGTGCACTAATGCGGTTCAGTATATGATCCGTGATGGTCAGTTGGTTGCTGTCGTGCAGATGCGTTCGAACGACGTAGTATTCGGTTATCGCAATGACTATGCATGGCAACGGTATGTTGCTGACCAACTTACTAAGGCTCTAGGCCTAGACGTAGAACCTAAGATCATTTGGCATGTTGGCAGCCTTCATGTATATGAGAGACACTTTGATAAGGTAAAATAATGAAAGACGTTTTATATTATTCGACTTTGACAGGCCACGATATCAGTGATGATGTCGTGGTCGTTGGTCTGTGCCCTTCGAGCAATGATGTTCGTTCGAGATCTGATACGTATTGGCGTCTCAAGAACTGGATGAACATCGTAGGTCAATACGCATATGACTTCTACAACGTCATTCCTGATATCGTCGACGCAGAGCCAAAGATGGCGAACGTCAATCTTGAGGATATAAATACTAAGCTAAGCAAGTTTAGAGATAAGAAGGTGATTGCTCTCGGCAACTTTCCTTCGAAGGTACTCGACAAGCTTGGCATAGATCACCTCAAGATCGGTCATCCTTCGATGCGTAACAGAAAGTGGAATGACTTTCGTAACGTAACGATGACTCTTGAAAATATGAAAGATTATCTGCGTGGAACTCACTGAATATTATGACGAGTATATCCGATATTTCCATCTAGCAAAGGATCAGCAAGCCAAGTGTAATCTTGGTTCTGTTCCATACCTCGAATCAAATATGAACGACGACCTCTTAGAGAACGTAGAACTCTATGACGTCGTCGAACGTAAGTTTGCGGGCTTCTCACAAATCGTTAATGACGTGTTCTATGGTTGGACTCCTGAACATCCCTACTGGGAGAAGATGGAGAAAGGTCATCACACTTACCAACGTAAGACGATTGCCACCGACTGGACTGGCAAGCATTCTGACTTCAAGCTTGCCGAATGGTTGTATGTGTTCCTTCTCCATCGTGTGACGGGTTCTGGCATCAACTACTCAGTGAAACCTTCGGGATACTCGAACACGATTCTTCCGCATCTCTACAAGTATAAAACTATCGAAGAGATGACGAAGTTTCTCAACGTTTATCCATATCCATTCTACACGTCAGTGGGTTATCAGTTTCCTTCCTTTCCAAAGCCAAAGCCTGGTTACAAGAGAGGTGGAGACTACTACCTTTCTGAGTATGCTCCACGTCTTTGTCGAGAAATGGCAGAGTGGCTCGAAGGCAATAATCAAAAGAAGGATCTCCGTGAAATCGGAGAATGGATGTTTGATTGGAATACCAAGAATGGACTTCGTGTTTATCGATTCCAATATGCGGCATTCGTAGCAGACATTGCCGATTGGTTTCCGCAGTATGTCAATCTCGAAAGCCCATTCTACTACGGTACGAATGCTGTCGAGTGTATCTCATATCTGGCAAACAACACAAACAAAATGAAACAAGAACTCTTCCTCGATAAAGTGATGGAGAAGATCTATGCAGACACCGGTGCCTATCCTTACAACGCAGAAGATGTATGCTGCGACTTTATCCGATGGGTCGAGAACTATGTAAAACCGGGCGGAGCTTATAATCATCTCGATTTCGACTCATTGTGGTCGTCATGCAAAATTAAAGATCATCCGTATGGTCGACAGAAGGCAATGCTGGATCTCGGCTTAGTTCGCACCTTTAACGGAATGACAAACCATCCATCTGACGATACCATTATCAAGGCTGCTGGACTCACTGTTGAACAATATAAGGCTAAAGTCAATGAACTTGTTAACTGAATTGCTGGGTGAACATGAGTTTGATATTCAGTATCCCAATATTGCCGATGTCGAATATGACGACAAAGGTAAACCCAAACAATCGTGGATGAAGAACTGGACTCAGGAAGAACGGACTGAAAAGTTCTTCGAGTTCTGCAGAGAGTATGACTTACGACGTGACTCTCTTCTTCGTGACAACTATCAACAGTTTAGCCATCGCATGCATTGGCATGAATGTCCATTCGTTGATGAAATCAAGGAAGTCGACGATTTTAAGACTGTACTCGAAGCATGCCTTATCTTCTCTTTTAGCAATGAACACTGGAAAACTTTTAAGGCGTGGCAATCTGGTGGTCCAGAAGCTATGCGCACTCGATTTGTATCTGAACGCCATGCTCGCTCAGATCTTTTTCAAATCTATTATCCAAAAGATACGAGTGTAAAAGATTGGCTATGTGAAGTTCCTACGGCATTTGCAGAGAAGCATGCTGAAAGCTTGTTTGAGAAACGCAATCGTCCTTATACGATGATGGAGTTTGCCAAGAAGTTGAACACGATTTTCGTCGAGGAATTTGGCTTTCGTAATGCCATGTATCCCTGCAAGAATGCGGCTCGACATGTAGCAATGACTCATCCCGACTGGGTAGATCCTGACTCATTTCTCCACGGTGGTACAGGTTACTTCGATGGTCTGAGTCAGGTGTTCGATTGCCCGAACCTCATGAGCAAGAGCAAGTACGAGATCAACGAGTTCGGAGACTATGTTCCTCTAAACGATGCAGCAAAGATGCAAGTCGAGCATATGGATTATCTGAAGGCACATCCTTCCAATCCAATTCATACGCACAACTATCTGAACCTTGAAGACAAGCTGTGCATGCATTATAAGTATATGGCAGTCAAGTTTGGCGTGAAGTCACAGACGATGCAAATCCCATATGATTGGGTATATCCCATTGAATGGTCTCTTCGGACCAATAATTATGATAGGCTAACGAATGGCGCATAACAAACATGTTATCGACGGAGTCAACAAAGACGTAGGCTTGTACGGATGGGAACAAGCCAGAGAATATTACCTCAACCTTGCCGAGACATGGACTGATCCATATCCTGATCCAGTCATAACAGTACACGATGGCATTCGATGTGTACGAGATGATTTGATCACAGGAACGAAGGTTCGTGGTGGCGATTGTTTACTCTCAAGAATCAATCAGTCGACTATAGTGTATGTTCAGCCTCGTACTGGTCTCGCTGGCGTTTCTCTTCTCGATGTAGCAAAACGCCACAACAAGAAGGTGAAGCTGTTCATGCCTTCTTCACAAACAATCTCTCATCATCAGGCATGTTGTATTGAGCAAGGAGCAGATGCCTCGTTCCATCGTATCGCTGCGATGCCAAACCTGAACAAGATCGCCAAAGATTGGGCAGATTCTCAAGACGATGCCTTCTTCGTTCCGCTCGGTCTAAAACACGAACTCGTCACTGCTGGTATCGTGAAAGCTGCATCGAAGATCGAAGCACCTGACGAGGTGTACGTAGCCATCTCAACGGGTGTTCTGTCACGTGCAATGCAAATCGCATGGCCAAATGCCAAGTTCCATTCGGTTGCAGTGTCTCGTAACCTCAAAGCTGGCGAACTCGGTCGAGCTGAAGTCATCTCTGAGCCGATGCCATTTCAACAGAGCGAGAAGCCAGAGAACCTTCCACCTTTCCCTTGCATCGATACTTACGATGGCAAAGTTTGGAAATACATTCCAAAAAATACTGGTAAGAACATCTTGTTCTGGAATGTCGGCAAAGAGCCAGTACTCAATGATCCTACAATATACGATCGCGTAAATAGTTACCGCGATTGGCCAAAAAATGATGTACAATATAGAACACTTGATATATAAGGGATAATATGAAAACTCTTATTACATCTCCATTCACACCCGTATCTTCTAACATCCATTCGCATCGAGCTGCACAAGCTGCCATCTATGCAGAACAAATTTCTGTAGAGAATGGTGGGTTGGTTCATCTCGATCGAACTGGTAATATTCATGATGATATCAATTCGTTTGATAGCATCTATGTGTATCATGGAAACGATTGGTTCGGTTCTTTGAACCTTTTCGGTGGTATGAAAAATTACGGGAACATCGACAACCTAATTCGATTCTCCAAAATTGAAAAAACCAAAAAAGTCTATTCCCTTTGGATCGATCATCCAAAGTACAGCGAGATGCTCGAGCCTCGCCTGAACGGTGAAATCCATCCTGACTGGCATAAGGTCGACTGGGAAAACCTGAAGTATATCGAAAACAATGCCATCACAATTCGAGAGATCGAGATCGTAAATCGTGCAGTGGCTGGTGACAGTCATGCCATCTGTATGTATCGTCCCGGTTGGTTCGTCAACTCGGTTCCTTTCAAGACTCTGCACGGTGCACTCAAAGAAGGTCTACAAACTTTCATTCAGCCTCATCATGAGATTGCTGAATTTTATTTTGGTAACATCGACGTGCGTCACCATCTCTGTCGTCAGCCTGATCCTGAAATGGCTACTCGAGATTTGGCGAATAGATACTATACACAACTGAGTCAACTCGATCTTGCCAAGGTCTATGCATACGAGTTGCTTCCTATCGAGCACGAATCCCGAGTCCTTCCAAAGACTGGATACTATAAAGGTACTCCGTTTTATGGTTCATGGGAAGATCGCAACAGATGTCGCCTGATCTTCAAAGACGAGATGAGAAAGCTGTGTGCTCGAGGCAGTGTCAACTTCATCGAGTGGGTTGATCCACTTCTCAATGACAGAGGTGAGCTCGACTTTGAATGTATGGAAAAGCCAAAGTCTGTGCATCTCTCACGTAATTCATATCCGCACTGGCAAGGTCGTAAATGGAGCGGCCTGTCAGAAAATAAACCTGCAACTCTTGAGGACTTTTTTACATAATGAGCAAAGATAATTTTATTCCCGGTTTACCAACGAAGCATCTCATTGATTATAAATACAACGAAGGCGAATCTCTGAAGGAGATCCAGTCTTACATCGATGCTACTTACGATCAGCATTATTCCCGAAATAAATTTCAAGCAACAGAATTCATCATTGATGCTGGTCATGGAACTGGTTTCAATATCGGGAATATGATGAAATACACGCAACGATACGGTCGCAAAGGCGATCCTGCCGAATGGCGGAAAGATCTCATGAAGGTCATCCACTATGCAATTATGCAACTCCACGTCCATGACACTGAATATAAGGATTAATTATGGGTATTGAAATTAATGTTCCAATGGAAGAGCTACGCAAGCGCAAGCTCTTTATTGCCGCACCAATGTATGGCGGCCAATGCGCAGGTATGTTTACACGTTCGATCGCAGATCTCTCAGCACTCTGCACACACTATGGAATCCAAGTCAGATTCTACTTCCTCTTCAATGAATCACTGATTACTCGAGCACGTAACTACTGTGCCGACGAGTTCATGCGTTCAGGTGATACTCACTTAATGTTCATCGACTCGGACATTGGATTCAACCCTAACGACGTAATCGCTCTGCTCGCACTACAGAATCCAGATCATACACAAGACAACTACGATATCATCGCTGGTCCATATCCGAAGAAGTGCATCAGCTGGGAAAAGATCAAGCTCGCTGTCGATAAGGGTATGGCTGACGAGAATCCAAACGATCTTGAAAAGTTTGTCGGCGACTACGTCTTCAATCCGACCGGTGAAACTCGCGAAATTCCTCTCGGTCAACCAGTCGAAGTGCTCGAATCTGGTACAGGTTTTATGATGATTCGCCGTAACACTTTCGAGAAATTCCAAGAAGCATATCCTCAGCAGTTCTACAAGCCAGATCACGTTCGCACAGAACACTTTGATGGCAGTCGCGAGATCATGGCTTACTTCGATACGCCTATCGATCATAAGCGTACGAATATCAATGCCGAGCTTGAAGAATATTTGAAAAAGAATCCAAAAGCAAAAGCGAAAGATATTGTAGACTTTGTGAAAGATCCGAACAATGGTTTGATCAAAGATTACTCGAAGCGCTATCTCTCTGAGGACTATATGTTCTGTCAGTGGGTTCGCAACGCTGGTATGCATGTATGGCTATGCCCGTGGATGGAACTGAAGCACGTTGGTTCGTATGTATTCGGTGGTTCTCTACCAGATATTGCACGTATCGGTGCTGCAGCAACTGCAGATCCTTCTGCACTTGGTAAAAACAAATAAGTGTACAATTAATACAAACCTTGGTATATTGAATATTCCGAACATATGGAGATTTATTATGAAATTAGATAATGATACGTTGCAAGTACTCAAGAACTTCTCGGCTATTAACAAGAACATCATGTTCAAGCCTGGAAATGTGATCCGTACTATTTCGAGTACAAAATCTGTTCTTGCGAAAGCAACAATTAAACAAGAATTCGACAAGGGTTTTGCCGTATACGACCTCTCACGGTTTATCGGTACTCTTTCCTTGTTTAATGATCCTGAGATTGAAATCAAGGATTCGTACGTCGAACTCATCGAAGGCAACAACAAGTTTCAGTACGCTGTCACTGATCCTTCGCTGATCATCGTTCCGCCAGATCGTGAGATTGAATTGCCGAATCCTGAAGTCAACTGCTTGATTTCTGAAGAAACACTCAATCGAGTGATGAAGGCTCTGGCAGTTTCTCAGCTTCCTCATATCGCCATCGTCGGTAAGAACGGCAAGATCTTGCTTCAGGCAATTGATGCTGAAGGCAAGACGAACGACACTTACAGTGTTGAGGTTGGTGAAACTGAAGCTCGCTTCCGCATGGTATTCCGTTCGGATTGTATGAAGTTGATTCCAGGTTCTTATGACGTATCGATCTCTTCGAAGGGCCTCAGCCACTGGAAGGGTGCAACAGTAGAATATTGGATTGCTGTTGAATCCAACTCCTCGTTCGAGGCTTAATTGTGAATGCTGGTCACTAAGCCAGAGTCCGTGGATTTACGAACATCGCGACGGACACCTTTTTTGTGACGGAGATATATTATGCTTGAAGATTTTTTGTGGGTCGAGAAGTATCGCCCGAAGACCGTGTCCGACACTATCCTGACTGACGAACTCAAGAAGACATTTCAACAGTTCGTAGATCAGAAGAACATTCCTAATCTCATTCTCTCTGGAACCGCAGGCGTTGGTAAGACGACTGTGGCTAAAGCCATGTGTGAAGAGCTTGGATGTGACTACATCGTTATCAACGGCTCGATGAATGGTAACATCGACATGCTGCGTAACGACATCTCTCAGTTTGCTAGCTCTGTGTCTCTGATGGGTGGCAGAAAGATGGTCATCCTCGATGAGGCCGACTATCTGAATCCACAGTCCACTCAGCCAGCTCTACGTAACTTTATGGAGGAATTCAGTGCAAACTGTGGATTCATTCTTACTTGTAATTTTGTCGATCGGATTATTGAGCCGCTCCATTCTCGATGCTCGGTTATCAAATTTAAGATTCCTAAGTCAGAACTCCCATCTCTTGCCAAACAATTTATGCAAAGAGTATGTGGAATCCTCGAGACTGAATCGGTTTCTTATGAAAAAGCGGTCGTTGCTGAAGTCATCAAGACACACTTTCCAGATTGGCGCCGTGTTATTAACGAGCTCCAACGCTATAGCGCTACTGGCGGCATTGACACTGGGATTCTTAGGAATTTCTCGGATTCTGCTCTCGCTAAGCTGATCGGTTACATGAAGGATAAGAACTTCACAGCCGTTCGTAAGTGGCTTGGAGAGTCTGACATTGAACCTACTGAATTCTTCCGTGCCTTCTTCGATAAGGCCGAAGATCATATTGGTAAGGGTAGCATGCCTCAGTTGGTGTTACACCTCGCAAAATACCAGTATCAAAATGCATTCGCTGCGGATCCTGAGATCAACCTCATGGCATGTCTGACCGAGATCATGGCCGACTGCGAGTTTTTGTGATCTGGAAAAAGAAAACCTGCCCAGTCTGTGAGAATAAGTATCCTAAGACTGCTCGATTTCATGAGCTCCGTTTAGAAACTTTAGACGGAACTCATGAACTTGAGATATGTGAAAAATGTGCAGACTTCTTTGATAAGTCTGCTGAAGTGATTATGAAAGGACGCAGCGATGAAGGCATTCGACTTCGTGACATCGATCAACTCGACCAAGAAGAACCTGATGAAAGGTACGGAGAATGATACACTCGCCGAGAAGACTTACAGTCCTTGGCTAACGAATCGTTCTCTGTCCTACTTTGCGGATAGTATCCATGCCGCAAACATGATGAACTGCAACCACCACCTCGACAACAAACTCCAATATTCTTTTTTGATAAATATCATACGACCTAGCAAACGCTTTGCGAAGTGGGTGAAAAAAGAAAAGGATGGAGATCTCGAAGCTGTTGCAGAGTATTACGGTTATAACCGCCGCGCTGCCATGGCAGCTCTTGATATCCTCTCCTCTGAACATATAAAAATAATAAAGAAAAAGATTCAGAAGGGTGAAACATGAGTGTTTTAGAAAGTTTAATTGAAGTGAGGCTCGGCGAAGAGGATGATTTCCTAAAAGTTCGTGAAACTCTGACTCGTATCGGCGTGGCTTCTCGTAAGGACAAGACTCTTTATCAGTCTTGCCATATTCTACACAAACAAGGCAAATATTATATCGTCCATTTTAAAGAGCTCTTTGCTCTTGACGGTAAACCTTCAGACTTCTCTGAAGAAGATAAAGGTCGAAGAAATACAATAGTCAAGCTTCTCTCCGACTGGGGATTGATCGCTGTTGTTGATCAAGAAAAGATCACAGAGCCTCAGACTCCATTGAACCAAATTAAGATCCTTCCATTCAAAGAAAAAAATGAATGGAGTCTCGTGACAAAGTATAATATAGGAAGAAAAAAATGAGCAAGCATGTAAAATTCGTAGAGTTCATCAATGAGACTGGCGGTAAGTATCTCGTCAATGTCGATCTCTTGATTGGTGTGGTTGAGCATCGTGGCAAGGTCATGATTCGTACTGTCGACGACCGTGGTTCTGATACCATTCTCGATACCATCGACGAAGTTGTAGAGAAGCTAGCAGCTCTTAACGACTAATAACTCCTAAAGTTTTTAAAAAAAATACGCTCAGATTAATTTCTGGG